GGGGCGCTGCGCCTGCGCGCCCGCTACGAGGACGAGGACGACGACGAGGACGACCGCCAGCGGGTGGCGATCGAACCGGTGTTCGAGGCCGACACCTGCGTGTTCTTCTCGCTCGACGGCAAGAGGCAGGACAAGGCCGACGCTTCGCGCTGCTATGTGCTTACCAGCATGACGCCTACCGGCTACCAGGACGAATACGGCGACGACCCGGCATCCTGGCCGAAGGACATCGGGCAGGGCGGGTTCGACTGGTCCACGCCCGACGTGGTGTGGCTGGCCGAGGTGTACGAGGTCGAGCAGAAAAGCGAGCTGATTCACTTCTTCCATGGGATCGCGCTGAGTGACGAGCCGAACGAACTGCGCATTGCGCACGACGAACTGACGGACGAGAAGCTGCGCGAACTGACCGCCACCGGGTTCCGCGAGGTGCGCCAGAAGCGCGTCAAGGTGCGCCGCGTCCACAAATACCTGATGAACGGCGCGCGGGTGCTGGAAGACTGCGGCCACATCGCCGGCACCTGCATCCCGATCGTGCCGTTCTACGGCAAGCGCTGGTTCGTCGATGGCGTGGAACGCTGCATGGGCCACGTCCGGCTGGCAAGGGACGCCCAGCAGCTCGACAACATGATCAAGTCCTGGCTGGCCGAGATGGCAGCGCGCTTCGACATCGAAAAGCCGATCCTGACCCCCGAGCAGATCGCCGGCCACGCCAACATGTGGGCGCGCGATGCGGTCGATAAATACCCATTCCTGTTGATCAACCCGATCACCGACCCGACCACCGGCCAGCAGCTGCCGGCCGGGCCGCTGGCCTACACCAAGGCGCCGAACCTGCCACCCGCGATGGCGGTGCTTGCCCAAATGGCGGCGCAGTCGCTGGAGGACATGCTGGGCAACCAGCAGGCCGGCGAGCAGCTGAACCCGAACATGAGCGGGAAAGCGGTGGAGCTGGTGCAGAACCGGCTCGACATGCAGACCTTCATCTACATGGACAACTTCGCCAAGGCGGTCAAGCGGGTGGGGGAAGTATGGCTGTCGATGATGAAGGAGATCGCGGTCGAGCCTGGCCGCCGGATGAAGTCGATCGGCCCGAACGGCAAGCCCGGCACGGTAGAACTGCTGCGCCCGGTGATCGGAGAGGATGGCGCCGAGGCGATGGATAACGACCTGGGAGCGGCCAAGTTCGATGTCGCGGTTGACGTCGGGCCGTCCAGTTCGAGCCGGCGCGCCGCCACCGTGCGGGCACTGACCGGAATGATGCAGATGACCACCGACCCGGAAGCGATGACGGTGCTGTCGTCGCTGGCCATGATGAACATGGAAGGCGAAGGGCTGGACGAGGTGCGCGACTTCTTCCGCAAGAAGATGCTGAACATGGGCGCGGTCAAGCCGACCGAGCAGGAAGCGAAGGATCTTGCCGCGGCGCGCCAGAACGCCCAGCCGGACCCGAACGCGCAATTCCTGATGGCCAGCGCCAAGAAGGAAATGGCGTCTGCCGCCAAAGCCGAGGCCGACGCCTTGCTGACCGTGGCGAAAACCGACCAGGTGAAGGTTGACACGCTGGCCGCCGCCTCCGAAGTGCAGCGGGGCGAGGAAGCGCACGCGGTCGACTTGCTCGACCGGCTGGCGCCGGCGCAGCAGCAAGCCCCGATGCAGCAGGCCGAGCCTATGCAGCAGGAGCAACCGCCCATGATGGGATAGCTGTTCGCTATTTATGTTGCCGATCAGATAGTTTAACCGTATCATCTTTACAAAAGGCATCCACCGGCCTTTAAAAATCAATCGGTGAGTCAACCAGTGGGGTCTTTATGTTGGAAGCAATGGCAGAAACCGAACGCGACGACGAGCAGCAATTGCAACACACGCAAGAAGCGCAGGAAGCCGCGCAGCAGGCCGAGCACACCGACGCCGGGATGGCAGCGGAATCCGGCCAGCAGGCGGAACAGGGCGAAGAAGGCGACGTCATCATCTCGTTCGAGGGGGAATCGACCGCCTCCGAAGAAGTGGAGCAGGAGCAGGCACAGGCGCCGGCCTGGGTGAAGGAATTGCGCAAGAGCGACCGCGAGAAGGCCCGCAAGATCCGCGAGCTGGAAGCGAAGCTGGCCGAGAAGGCCCATCCCGCAGCGGAAGAGCTTGGCAAGGAACCCGAGCTGGACGACGCTGAAATCGACTACGACACCGCCAAGTTCAAGACGGCATGGGCCAAATGGAACGACCGCAAGGCCGCCCACGACGCCCGCCAGCGCGAACAGTCGGCCGCAGCCGAGCAGCAGGAGAAAGCCTGGAAGGCGACGCTGGACAACTACGGCACGGCGAAAGCCGCGCTCAAGGTCGAGGACTTCGACGAGGCCGAGGAAGCGGCGAACACCGCCCTTGGCACCACGAAGGCCGCGATCATCCTGTCGGGCGCCGACAAGCCTGCCGAACTGGTGTACGCGCTGGGCCGCAACCCGGCCAAGCTCAAGGAACTCGCTTCGATTCAAGACCCCGTGAAGTTCGCTTTTGCGGTGGCAAAACTGGAGACCCAAATGAAGGTTACGCCCCGCAAGGCACCGCCGCCGGCAGAGAAGGCCATCCGTGGCACTTCGACCGCCGTTGGCGTGGCAGACAAAACCCTCGAACGCCTGGAGGCCGAGGCGCAGCGCACCAACGATTACTCGAAAGTGTTTTCGTACAAGCGTGAGCAGCGCCGCAAGGCCGAAGGCTGATTCACTCACCGATACAAATAGGAGCAACACATGCCAAACGCTTTCAATAAGCAGGAAGTAGTCGCCTTCGAGCAGTCGCTGGAAGGCTTCCAGGACGCCCTGGTCATCTCCAAGGCTTTCCGCAAGCAGTCGTTCGACGGCAGCGAAGCGGAACGCTCGGGCAACACCTTCTGGCGCCCGATGCCGTACATCGCCCAATCGTTCGACGGCATCGACCAGTCGGCCAACTTCAACCGCAGCTACACCCAGCTTGCAGTCCCTGCAACGCTCGGCTACAGCAAGTCGGTCCCGCTGACCCTGTCGGCGACCGAACTGCGCGACCAGCTGCAGGAACAGCGCCTGGGCAAGGCCGCGATGCAGCGACTGGCGTCCGACATCAACGTGTCGTGCTCGAACCTGGCGGCGCTGACCGGCACGGTGGTGGTCAAGCGCACCGCAGCGGCGTCCGGCTTCGATGACATTGCAGCAGCCGACGATGCGTTCAACCGCGTCGGCGTGCAGATGGACGGCCGCAAAGCATTCCTGCCGAGCGAGCACTACAACAAGATGGCGTCCAACCTCGCGCAGCGCCAGACCCTGACTGGCAAGGCGCTGACCGCCTACGAGAAGGCCGCTGTCGGCACCATCGCCGGCTTCGACACCTTCAAGCTGGACTATGGCTACCGCCTGACCGCTGCGGCTGGCGTCACCGTCACCGTCAACGGCGCTGGTCAGTACTACACCCCGAAGGCGACTTCGACGGCGGGCACTGGCGAGACCTCGAACGTGGACAACCGTTACCAGAACCTGACCATCGGCGTGACGTCCGGCACGGTCAAGGTGGGTGATGCGTTCACCATCGCCGGCGTGAACGAGGTGCATCACATCACCAAGGCCGACACCGGCAACCTGAAAACCTTCCGCATCACGGCCATCGTGTCCGGTGCGGGCGGCGCCGGCGTGGTGCAGATCAGCCCTCCGATCATCTCGGCAACCGGCGCGACCGACGCCGAGAAGCAGTACCAGAACGTCACCGCAGCACCGGCCAGCGGCGCGGCGATCACGTTCCTGAACACCACCTCGAGCGTGGTGGCACCGTTCTGGCAGGACGAGGCATTCGAGATCATCCCCGGCAAGTACGTGCCGAAGGAAGACTCGGGCCTGGCCGTGATGAGCGCGACCACCGACAACGGCCTGACCGTGACGATGACCCGGCAGGGCGACATCGGCGCGCTCAACACCAAGTATCGTTGGGACGTGTTCTACGGTCTGTGCAACCTGCAGCCACAAATGTCCGGGGTACTTTTGTTCGGGCAAGCATAGCCGTAACCTAAAGGCCCGCTTCGGCGGGTCTTTTTCCACATTTGAAATCAGGAGAACTTCATGGGTAACGATTTCCCGCGCATGCTGTACAAGGTTGGCGGCCCGCATGAGATCCACGGCGGCAAGTTCGACTACATCGTGGTCAGCAGCGAAGCCGAGCAGGACGAGGCACTGGCCGCAGGCTGGCACCTGAGCACCCCCGAGGCGGTCGCGGCAGGCGGCAAGGCTGCAGTCAAGGTTGAAGCAGTAGCCGCAACCGAAACCGGCGACGAAGCCCCACCGACCCGCGCCGAACTGGAAGCGAAGGCGAAGGAACTCGGGATCGAGTTCGACGGCCGCACCAACGATGCCAAGCTGGGCGCGAAGATCGCGGCCAAACTGAAAGCCTGACAT